ATATAAAAATAAACAAAAATGAAACTACTCAGCATTGACGTGGGTATAAAGAATCTCGCGTTTTGTTTGCTTCGCGTTCCAGATAGCACCCAGCCCCAACCCCATTCCAAAACCCAAACCAACCCCAAAAACAAACCCCAAAATAATCAATTCGAGATATTACTATGGGATGTTGTTGGAATATCTCAAAGTGAGCAGGAAGAAGCAGCTTCATTGCAACGCGCAGAATCACACCCGATATGCTGCCATAATACCCACGCCAAGGATAAAATCAAAACAACAACCCAGTGCAAATCAAGGGCTGCGTATTTTTATTACTCGTATTTGGATGATGAACCCGTATTTACGTGCAAACGACATACTGCCGAAACAAAACAAGTTATTGGCATGACGCTGCCTCAAATCGCGAAACTATTGAAATCGGGCTCAAATGACCGCTTGCTCGAATTTTGCAATTCATTTATTAGCGGCAGCGATAAAGAAAACGAATGCAATTCCGAACCCGAACCAAAAACAAAACGCACCAAAACCGAACTCATAGAACGAGCAACTCACCTTTTAAGAACGAGTTGTCTCTTTTCATATGAGCACGCACATGCATCGCGTGTTTCGGATACGACGGAACTCTTGACCGCCGGTTCAATAAGTAAAAAACTTCCGTCGACATCGAGGGTAGGAGTGGATCCGTGCGGGGCAGACAACGTTTCTCTCGTTTCGGTTGGTTATAATCTTATGCAAAAATTCGACAAGCTGTTCTATTCTGAAAGTGATGAAGGTCAATACTACTACATGCCCAACCGGGTTGTAATCGAAAACCAGATCAGCCCGATAGCTACCAGAATGAAGACGGTTCAGGGAATGGTCACGCAATACTTTTTAATGCGCGGCGTTTCCAAGTCCAGTATATCGTATATATCGGCAACAAACAAGCTGAAAGCCTGGTCAGCAATGAACGCGGATGCCGAAATCGATACCTATGACGACCGTAAAAAAACGGGTATTGCGTGCGTTCGAAAAATGTTATCATCATCATCATCATCATCATCATCATCATCATCATCATCACCTACGCCATTGGAAGCACTACCACCCCCGACCGGAATGACGGATGCCGTCATAGAACATTGGAGAACGGTATTTGAATCCCACAAAAAAAAGGACGACATGGCGGATTCTTTGTTGCAAGGCATATCGTGTTTATAGTTTAGTTTATAGTTTATTCATATATTTATTGGTAATCCAACAAATATAAAAAGGTATCCATTATCGTTAATTACAGATTTACGATTTACTCCGCCTTGAACGACGATGGCAGCTCGCAAATGTTTGTGTTATAGTAAACCTCAATCTCCTTCAGCTGGCGAATGTCGCGTCGGGTAACGAAGCTGATACCCGTTCCCTTGCGACCCCATCGACCGGACCGACCGATGCGGTGCAAATACGTGTGCACGCTCTTGGGAAGGTCGAAATTGATGACGGTGCTCACTTGCTGAATGTCGATTCCGCGCGCGGTAACGTCGGACGAAATGAGAACCCGGTACTTACCGGCCTTGAAATTGTCATACGCATCGTCGCGCGCGTCTTTGTCCATTCCGCTGTGAATGCAGCAAGCGGGATAGCCCTTTAGCACCATGGCTTCCGTCAAATCCGAGACGCGTTTCACGCTGTTGCAGTAAATAATGCACTGCGACATGGATATGGTTTTGAAAAGGTCCTGCAGTGTGGCGAACTTGCCGTCGTCGTCTTCCAGCGCAATGTGGTACTGGCAAATACCCTCCAGCGTGAGCTGTTCGGCCTGAACCAGTATTTTCACCGGATTGCGCATAAATTTCTCGGACAATGCGTGAAGCTCCTGCGGCATTGTGGCACTGAAGAGGCACACTTGCACGTTATTGCTGAGGTGCTGGAAAATGTTGTAAATTTGGTCCTTGAAACCGGACGACAACATTTCATCGGCTTCATCCAGCACCAACAGTTTAATGTTGCGAGCATTTATGTTGCGCCGGCGAATCATATCAAACACGCGTCCCGGACAGCCGACCACAATTTGTGGCATTTCGGTCTTGAGCATCTTTGCGTCGTCGTCGGTTGATGTCCCGCCAACCAGGAGCTGAACCTTCAATCCAGCCATTTGTGTTCCCAGATTCGTAATTACGTCGCGAATTTGTTTTGCCAATTCGCGCGTGGGGGCCATGACGAGGGCCTGCACGTCGGTCTTTTTAGGATCGAGATCGATGGCTTGAAGTGTGGCCACTCCAAACGCGCCAGTTTTTCCGGTTCCGGATTGCGCCTGCGCGATAACGTCGTGTCCGCGCATGATGGGCAGAATAGACCTCTGCTGAATGTGACTCGGTTTCTCAAAATTGTATGCATAAATACCGCGAAGAAGCTGCGGGTTAAGTTCGTCGACTTCTTCCCATGTGGTGAATTCATTCGACTCGGTTGCGCCCGATACACTGGCTGTTGCAGTGGTCGCGGCATTGGTTTCATTTTCATAATGTGCCATGGTTACGATGACAAATTACGAGAAGGGGTGTGTAAGTAGGTGGTGTAAGATACGCGTTACTCGTGTTATAAATAGATATTGTTGTTTGTTTAAATTGTTTAAATAGTTTATAAATGATTGCGGTGAAATAAACATAATAGTTCAATATTTACAATTATATATTTTGAAAATGAGAGAATGTGTGAATGCGACTGTTAACAGGTTAACGAGCATACATCAGGCCGCAGTTTCCTGACGCAAACGTGAGCACGTTATAGCGCTCCTCCATGACCGTCATGTCAAACGTGTAGTTGTAAATGCGCCAGTTTGTTTTGTTGACACCGATGGGGAGGCCGGTAGTCGGGTCGCAAATGGTGTGGAACGACGCGTTGGGGTCAAGTGTGGGATAAATTGTGGATATCTCGAGCTCAATTTGCGTGAACTTGCTCATGTTGATTGCCCCCGATGGCTGCAAGTCCTGGATATCCGTGCTAAGGCAAAAATTATAGCAGTATAACCCCGGCGGCGGGTTACCGTTGGTCCTGACGTATTTTTCGACGTAGTTGTATATGCCGGCATCCAGTATATTCTCTCGATATTTACCGTTCAGAATAATACCCATCGTATTTAAAATGTCGCGCTGATTCTCGCCTTCAAACGGGCCGGTAATGTGCAATCCGGTTCGCCGGTTGGTGGATGCGCTGGGCTCCGGTCGACCGGCTTCGTCCATGCACGGATTTCGACCGGGTCCCAGAATATATGTGGTTCTGGAACTGGTTACGGTGCCGTTCTCTAAGACCACTTTCGGCTGCCATCCATCCGACGCGTGCTGCGGATCAAACATGTCCGGTCCGGGAATAATGTCGTAAGGCAGATATTCGTATGGCCAGTTGGTATAATTGCTCCACTCGTTTCGAAGCGACACGTCGCTGCGCCGAAAAAAGAACATCCAGTTTGCAACCATTCCCAGCGAATTTTCCAACTTGACGCGCGTGTTTCCCGTAACGCCCTTGTAATCCCATTCGTATACCGCCTTTATCAAATACTTCTGCTCGTTCGCTGCAAACGCGGCCGTTTCTTCCGCGGAGAGAAAACCGTAGGTTGAAATCAAGTGAACGTCCGCATTCCAGTCGGTGCGCTTATCGCCAAACGACTCGGTGGCCAGCTCGACGTCCGGCGGGGTTTGCAGAAACCTGTAAAACTGGTGTTCGGGTAGAATGTAATTGGATTGCACGTATGGCCAGCCATTGTCGCTGTCTGTAACGTCGCGAATGGTGTAGAGTTCGCGCACCGGGCGAATGGTGACGTCGATTTGCAGCGTGTTGTATTGGAGACACACCAGTGGAAACGCCATTTGGCTGCTCAGCGTGAACCACGCGTTGATTGGGATGTAGAGCTTGCGCCCTCGAATGGACGGTTCTGCACCGCGCTGGTCCGGCGTGTAGTATGCGTTCGGATACTGATTCACGCGCGCGCCGCAGCAGCCCGGATTGTTCAGTTCCGGGACATTGCCGGTCATTTCGTCATACAGTTGGTGCTTGGCGGTGGGGTAGTCGCGCTGGATCATGGAGAGAAGGTATGCTCCTGAAAACTTTTGCAGGATTTGGCCGCCGACGGAAATGGTTACATCCTTTATCATTTGCGTTCCTAAATCTTTGATCCATTTGAACTCGTATGGCGCCCATTTATCCCTTTCGGTTTCGGGCGGCATAACCGGGCTCCAAATGGTGGGCAACGTAACGCATATGTACGTGTCCATAAGCAGTTCCGCGTAACGCGGCACATAGAACGTGAATTTAGATTCTTCGGTCATTCGGAGTTTTCGCTGACCATCGAAATCGATGCGGAATTTTTGAAGACCGAAGTTGGTATACTTTTTAAATGTTGTTTTGAAAAATGATTTTTTAGGGTTTCCGTTTAATATCGTGTTTTGGTTTCCGTATGCAACGAGGTTTAGTAGTCCGCCTGGCATTTTATATGATGTTGTTTCTTGTTATATTTTGTTGTTATATTTTGTTGTTGTATTTTGTTGTTATATTCGTTATGTTATTTGTTATGTTATAATGCTATTATAAATTATATTTATATAATAGTCATAACAAAGAATAAACATAAACCGCGGTTCAAAATATAAAAAATAATAAAATAAAATATTAAAACATAATAATAATAGTGTAAAATAGTTATTAATAATTAACAATGGCAGCAGCAGCATCAGCAACGGCAGCAACAGCAGCAACAGCCGCAAAAGCAACAGCAACAGGGGCAGCAGCATCAGCGGGGGCGGCAGGAGCAGCAGCATTAGGAGCAGCCGGAACAGTAGGTTCAACCGTGGCTGCAACTGTCGGTGCAATGTCGCCGACAACCGCGCATTTTGCAGGCTGAATCATGTTCCTGTTTTTATTTATATGCATTATAGTTATTGTT